CTTGGACGTTCTCTCTAGATGTACAATCTCATTTCGTAGGTGTGCATCTTCAGGGGCAGAGATACGACCCTGGGTTAATGCGCTCTTAAGGATGTCATACGGTAACGGGGTTCTATCCATTGACTGCAACCCTGTCATGTAGCCCTTGCCCCGCAATATCTGTAGTGAGTCAACCGACTGATAAGAATCGAATGTTACCCAACGTATCAGTACCCCTAGCTCAGTCAGCTTATATAAGATTGTCCTGATCTTACTGAAGTTAATCTCATCATTGATGGGTGGTGTGACTCTAAGGAATCCATCTATCATTATGTGGGGCATCATGCCCCCCGTTTGGTCATCATCCCCCTCAACGTGTATGAACTTATCAACGTATCCAATGCAGAAGCCTGCGGCATCAGATGTTAAGCCTAGATCGATGTGACAGAACCGCGCCCTGTGTGGCTCACGTATAGCATCCTTAAGTATGCCCACCTGGGTAGCTACAAAATCACAGTCTGAGCGTGTGAAGATCGATTTGATCTTAATATCAAAGTTATTGTTAAGGGCTTCCACATTCGGAAAGTATGGGGCTTTAGCAACCGTGCTCACTCCTGCTATCTCCCGCAGCGCGTTATAGATATCGTTTACAAATCTCTTCTTGTACTCAACGGGTATCCGCATTACCTGCTTGGGGTAATCGCGCTTGGTCTGCTTCACTTCATGGGGGGCTATGATATAGGGCTTCCTTGTATCTGAGCCTATGAAGACGCTAAACCATTTCCCTGTGAACACTTCGGGGGGCTTCATATCCCATATCACTTCATCCCGATAATATATACCTGGGTCTTTCTTGGCTTCCGCGCACTTGCGGTCTGTGAACTGCCCTGGGTAATTCTTTGATGAGCCTAAACATAATATCCCTGGGACAACCCCTTGCCGCATGAAGCGTGATTCCCTTCTGGATGCTATGGAGTTATACAATTCTATCGCTTGGTTAAACTGCCCACCATCCGCTAACTTCCTGCTGCTATCGACAACCTCCATAAAATTTATTTCATCAACAAATCCCCCGTAAACATTTTGCCCGATAGTCGCAGACGTTTCCCCACTCGTAGGAAATACAGAAATGTTCTTTGGGAAGATTAATCGGCTTTCTAAATCCTTACGAAAGGGAAAGATGGTATTGAAATATTCTGATTGCTCGATCATGTTTCTAAAGCGTGAATAATCAACATCCCTGGCAACCCGTGCATTTATCGATTGAAAAACGAAGTAAATTTCAGATGCTCGATCTTGATTCAGCAGCAGATGGGGTGATCTAAAACAAGAAAGTAAATATAGCTGATATGCAGTTGTATACAGTGCTCTTGTGGTCTTAGCTGTTCCTATTCCTCCTGTTAATACGCACTCGTAGTATTTCTGCCCCAACCTGTCACCATCGGGATTATTTATCTCTATTATACTGTCCATTACTGCTGGCCAAACTTCTGCCCCCGTCCCTAGAAACTCCTTGGCAAAAATGAATTCTTCTACGCTAACGGGATATCTTCCTAGCAGTAGAAGTGAAGGTAATCTAACGATGTTTTCCCCTTCAAGATACCATTCGATTGATTGGCGTATATCTCTACTGAACGGGTCTTTCTTTCCCGCCAAAGATCGGTGCATTTTGGTAAGCTTTTCTGGGCTTTGCATATTAGGGTGCAAATAGTTCTAGCGCGAATTCATCCATTGCAGCATGTGCTTTATCCTTGTCTGATTCTGGGACTATATTAATGACATCATCCATCACACTAGCATTGCCCCGAATGTGTGCGAAGATTCCGCAGTAGTCCAAGAATCTGATCTTATTCATCTCGGTATCGCTTGCAACTTTCAGGGCAGCAATTTGCTCTTTGGCACTGTAAGCCTTATCTGTTGCCATACTCATAGACATATTTCTGACTTCCATGAAGAATGCTACTGTCTCCCCCAAAAATTCGTTTAGGTCTATGTTTGTAAAACTGCGTTTGTGTAAGTCCTTAATTTGGTCTTTGATCTTGCAGATCATGCGTGTACTGACTTCAAGCTTTTCTGCTATCCGTTCATTAGTCCAACCCCGCATATGGAACCTGTGAACCAACACAATTCGACTATCTTTTTGGTCATCATCCAATCCGTTGTATCGACCTTCCCCACCGATAGGCGCAACTTCAAATAATTCTTCATCTGTCATGTTCACAAACTTGCCGATATTGCCCAACCGTTCTATATCAAGCCCCGCAGAATTCTTGGCAAGATTTAAGTGTTTTGTGACTTTGACATTGGAAGGGTCAACCGCAGAAAGTTCTGCCAATTCAGGTTCCGAAACATCGGTTTTCAATTTCCCGATTTTGAGCTTGGTTTTAAACTTTTTAGCGACTAGTTTTGGCTTCTTTTTTTGTGGTTCATGTTCAATTAATTCAGACATAAAAAAACACCAATCATAACCATAATTGGTGCGAATTCTAAAACTCCTGAATAGTTCAGTCAAGAACTATTAATTGATAAAACCTGGGTAGGATTAATTTGATACTAAGATCAAAAATTTGTCTTGCTTCTCTGCCACATGGTATTGAGGGTCTTGAGATTTCGGTTCAAATCCTGAATCGCTTTCCTGACTCTATCGGGGGTCACTTCGAAAAATTTTGCTGCCTCATCAATGCCCTGGTTATATTTGACCACAGCATTACCAATGCGTATATTCTTCAATAATTGTGATACTGTGGTTTCCCCACTCATATTCGTTTTCCTGTTATTGGTGTCATTAAAAAAGCCCCCCATTTCTGAGGGGCAAAAACAACACACGATTTAACTTTAAAATAATTTGGTGTAGAGTCCAGTTTCAGACTCGATCAGTCCATGCATCATATCGGCATAAACGTCATTGTGGGTAGCCTTAACTTTGTAGTTCATTCCCCAGACCTTACCAAACTCCATGTTGTACAGGTCTTTTCCGTTCAGGGTAATCTTGATATAGTTGACTGCCTTGCTACCGCGAATCCGAAAGCTAAAACCGTCTTCATGGGCTAAAAGATTCTTTGCGCCTAACATGAAAAGTGTCTTGCCGCTGATTTGGTCTCTAATTGTGTTTGCTATGCTCATTTCGTTTCTCGTGTTTGTTTATTTTCTATACTGTAAGTATAACACACTATGAAATTATTTGTCAATTATTTGTGTGATTTACGTCACATTCCTGCAAATAAAAAAAAGCCCCTAGTAGGGGGCTTCTTCATCAGGTCTTACTTCCTTTGGTTTAAGCAGTCCAGTTGTAAACTCCGATTTTGAATCCCAGGGCTTCCATCTTGGCTACTGCTTCTTTAACTACTACAATTTCCTTTTCTGAAGTTGTGTGAATCATGTTTACTGTGTCAGTGGTATTTGCAGTTTCTTCACTCATTAATTCGTTGATTCTTTCCATTTTCTTTTCCGTGTATTGTTTGTTTCTATTCCTATAAGTATAGCACCTTGACAAATAATAACAGGATTATCTACGTGATGCAGTTCACATTTCTGCATTTAATATTTGTCAATGGATTTGCACTTAGTATCACTTTTGGGGCTTAGCCATAGAGCAGGAACATGATTCCCTTGGCTTCCTGTACGCCCCTGTAAGCCGTTCTCAGTTTGTCAGTGTAATGGTGTCTTCTGCATTTTCTCCCGAAGGAAGCCCACCGAAAGCCTTAGCTCTAGTGGTAAACCCCTGGGATTCAATCACCCACCGAAATTCCTTCCCACTTGTAATCGGATATTTACGGAAAACATACCACAGCCCATCATGAGCCTTAGTCACTTTGTAATTCACCATCTCGGATTCTCCCCAATAATTGAATTGCTTTATCTAATTCCTTCCGTTCAATCTGTTTACCAAATTGTTCTTTTAGTGCATCCATTGCACTCTGCCCAGATCGAAGTTCTATCTCAACTTCAATAGTGGAAAATCTTTTATTGCAAATATGACACTGCCACCTTCTGCGCGTATACCCGTTACAAGGTCTAGTGTCCGTGCATTTTCTTCTTGAGTGTTGGCACTTGTGCATTTCTCTTCTCGTAATCTATCAGCCCACAAGCAGCAGAACAAAAAGGTTCTATTATTTGTGAGTCAGTTTGCTTCCTCCAATAGCGGGAAACAGCATAACCATCTATACCACTTGACGCTACAAAAGCCCCGCACGTTACACAATACCAACCCGAACTAAGAACAGGCTTTTTGTCGCTCATGAAGCAAATCCCAATATCTAAAAGTCACGCCCCTGGTTTTCTTGTACAGCAATTTTTCTGTTGGCTTATTCTTGTGCAATCGTTTTGGATTTCTGACTCTTCGGATATACCCCGCAGAATCTACATGTTTAGTTCTGGGTTCATTCAATCTGTACCCTGTATAAAT